TCTCCATCTGCCCTGTAGTACATCGACTCCAGCATCTCGGCGCGCTGCTCATCAACCGGGATGGGTACTCGCTTGCCGTCCACCTCGCGCCACCGGCAGTTCGCGCCGACGCCATCGGGGTAGAACGCGTTGTCGCAATAGAACGTCTCGCGCACCCAGAGCCTGTCACCGGGCTTTCCGTAGGGGCAGCGCCGCTCGGATGACAGGCCGGTTACAGCGGAGCCATCCCAGAACTGCGCCACGTCCCCAGACAATCGCTTGAAGCTAGCCGTAGGCTGCGGCTTCACGACCAGCCGCGTCTGCGTCTTCGTGCCGGACAGCAGTGCGCGCACCATGGGCGCGCTCATGAGGATGGGGTGCTCTTTGGCTTCGGTCATACGCCACCCAGCAGCTTGCGCGCGCCGGCCTCCACCGCCTCAAGCAGCAACGACAAGTCGTACCGCGGGTGCCCGGCTTGCGATTCGTGGCCAGCGCGCAATTCGGACAGCGCCTCAGCCGCGCAGCCATGACCGTACATGCACACCTTGTCGATGTGCTCCGCAATCAGCGCCTTGGTATCAGGCCGCGCCAGTCCACCCAGTTGCCGCACCTGCGCCTCGTAGTGTGCGTGGGCGTCCGCGAGGATGGCGCGCACCTGCTCTTCGGTGTAGCCGCGCACCCCGACACGATCTCTCCACCCGGGCACGAATTCATCCAGTTCGCTCACGCCAAAGCCGCCGCGGCAGTAGCGCCCCCCAAGGTCGATCAATGCAGGCTGGGCGCCGTACTTCTTGCAGTACGCGTCGTATGCCTCCAAATGCAACGCCCACGGAATGCCGCCAGCGAACCCTTGTACGGGCGCCCGCTTCGGATCAGGTAGCGCCGCATCGTACGGCTGCAGGTTGTCGGCGCTCATGCGACCTCCCCATGGATCTCGTCCGCCACCTCGCGCACCACCTCCACCGGCAGGCAGTAGCGAGCGGCGACAGCGGCAACGGCCTCGTCTTCACTCTGGCCGTGGCAGGCGGCCACGAGCAGCTCGAGCCGGATTTCTGCGCGGGCGACGATGGTCATGCCGGCCGCGCCTCCGCAACACCGGCCCCGAACGTCTGTTCCAGGAACCGCTGCAGGTCCGAACTGCCTGGCGTCATGGCTCCGGCACCCAGCAAGATGTGCGTGTGCCAGTTGGCCAGCACCGCGGCGCTGCTGATGCAGTGGTGCAGCGCCTTCTCGGTGTCGCCTGCGGCGTGCGCATGGAGCGCCTTGCCGGCGAGGTAGCCAACCAGCCAGAACCAATCCGCCGGCGCCTTGGCTCGGTCGTGCACGGTGCCCCAGCGCTGCACCTGGTGGGCAACCTCTCGCCGCGTGCCCTCCAGAAACTCGGCGTTGTGCGGGCTGTTGATGAGCGCCAGCAGCGCCTCACGCTCTGCCTTTGCGGCGAGCAGTTCGGCATGCTCCTCTTCCGTGATGGCCTTCATGCCTGCGCTCCCGCGCTGCTGCGCCGCCTACCGCGCTTCGGCAGTTCGATGACCGTTTCGTCGGGAGGCGGCTCGGCCGCGCCGGCGCCGTCCTGCGGAAACGGCCAGCCTTCCCCGCGCTCCGGCTCCCGAACGTCGTCCACCGCCAGCACGGTGCGATTGCCGTCGGTGCCCATGGCGCTTATCAGGCCGTCGCTCTCCATGCGCTCCAGCAGCCGCGCCGCGCGGTTGTAGCCGATGCACAGGTGCCGCTGCACCAGCGAGATGGAGGCGCACTGCTTCGTGCGAACCAGGGCGCAGGCGTCCACGTAGAGCGGATCGGCGTCGGTGTCGTCCTGCGGCGCCGGCGCTGGGTCTTCCGAGTCATCATCGGCCGCCGCGGCCGCCTCAATGGGTAGGACGGCTTGGCCGCCCAGCACTTCGATCAGGTACGAGATGAGCGCCGCAAGCTCACCGGTGGCAATGGCCGCGTCGCCGTCGAACTCGTCGCCAGGCTGGGCCTGCTGCCCCATGAACACCGTGTCGGCGATCTCGATGCGCTGGATCCGAAGGTCGTCGACCAGCACGAACGAAATGCGGGCGTCGTAGGTCATCGCCAGCTTGGTGGGCACCTTGCCGCAGCTCAGGTGGTGCCGCACGTCCGGGGCGTCCAGCCCGTAATGCTGGTACCGCACGATGGCGTGGTCATCGGCCGCGCTCTCCAGCACCGCGTCGCGGTCGATGCTGAAGCGGAAGGGCGGGTTGTTCGTCAGCATCCAGCGCGCCATGGCCGCATCGATGTATTCCTGCACGCGCAGCAGGTGCAGGTTCATCGACGGCCAGCACTGCACCAGCGCAGCGGCCACCACGTCGGCCTTGGCCTGGCTCGCGGCGTCGATCATCAGCAGCTTGGCGCGCGGGTCGATCCAGGCCATTGCAGTGGTGCGCCTGGTGAACGCCACCGGCAGCAGCGCCAGCATCGCCTCGGCGGCCATTTCGCGGCGCTGTCTCTTGCCCGGCTTGCGGCCCGTCTCTTCGTGGATCTGGGCGGCCATCTCTTCGACCCGGCGTTTCACTACCTCATTGGGCAGCAGCTTGGTCTCGGTCATCATCTTCAGCAGCCAATGGCCGCCCACCGATTCGACCAGGGCGCCGTGGGCGATGCCGCGTGGTGGCACCCAGCCGGAGCTGCTCGGCTGGGTCTTGCCGCAGGGCACGAACGCGCCCGGCGCCATGGCGAACTCCAGTGCGGCAGAGCTGCGAGGCACCTCGGCGCCGATGGCGTAGATGATCAGGTTCTTGAACATGGTCTTCCTGGTGATTGGGTGGGGCGGGCGCCGCTCTCGCGGCACCGCGGGCTGGCGTGCTGGAGGGTGCCCGCCTGGTCGCCCCGGGAAATTGGCCGTGGTGGTCAGGCCGCGGCGCGCTGCCGGTCCTGAATGGCGAAGTACACGGCGATGCAGGCCTGGACGTCGGCCATGGCGCTGTGCGCGTTCTCCAGCGGCCGTCCCATGAAGTGCTGGTACGCCTCGCCCAGGTTCGCGCTCTTGTAGTGGTTGCGGCGGGCCGCGATCATCTTTGCCGTGGGCGGCAGCTTGAGGATGGGCGTGCTGAGAGCCTGGGTGCATTCGGCCTTGCCAGCCTTCCAGCGCGCGTTGGTCTCGGCCTCAGGGTCGTTGTCGCGGTGGCGCAGCAGCGCGATTCGCACCATGCGGGCATCGAAGCTCTCGTTGTGGCCGATGCGCACCTTGCTTCGGTCCCACAGCTCGATAAGCAGTTGGAGTGCCACGCGCGCCGGAACGCCGGTCGCCAGAGCGCGCTCCGTGGTGATGCCGTGGATGGCGGCCACGTCCTCAGGGATCGTCCAGCCATCGGGCCGCACGATCACGTCCATGCTGGCCACCGTGCGGCGGGTGTCGAGGTCCACCAGCGCCGCGGCGAGTTGCACGATGTGCGGCTGGCGCGGGTCTTCGCTGGGGTCGTTCCAGAGCGGCAGGCCGGTGGTCTCGGTGTCGTAGAAGAGGGCGATGTTCATATGGCTGTCTCGGTGGTTTGGAAAATGGCGGGGAGCCGGTCGGTAAATCACTGCCCGCTTCTCGGGACTTCGGCCCATCCGGGCTGATCGTCAGCAGTGACCGAACTTCGCTGCGGCTTGCGCCTGCCCATCGCCTTGCGGCCTCGGCCGGCGGCTCCCCATTGATCAGGCGGCTTGCGCGACCTCCGCGGCGACGGACAGCGTGTGCGCCGAAAGCGCCGCGCAGATGGCCTTGAAGTCGCCCTCGCGGTACAGCCTTGCAGAACGGTCGGCGTGCGCGACGAATCCCAGGCGCGCGAGCAGTTCGGCATTGACGACGTAGCCCAGCCGCTCATTGATCTGGCCGAGCTTCAGGGTCGGCTGCTCCGCGGCCCGCGCGCGCGGTGCCGTGGTAGGCTGAGCAACGGGTGCGGGAGCCAGCGCAGGCAATGGCGCCGCGGCCTTGGTTGCGGCGGCATCGAACTCGGCGGTCTCGCGTGCCACCGCCGCAGCGTGCTGCTCGCCCAGCGCAATCAGCACCCGCGACCGCAGCGTGACAGCCTCGCCCATGCGGTCGCCGTACAGGTCCTCGCTCGGCTCCGTGGCAAGGATGGCCAGGCGCTTGGCCTCGATCTGCGTCGACGAGTCGCCGGCCGCGGCTGTCAGCGCGTCCTGCAGCTGCTGGATGCGCATGTCGATGCGGGCCTTCCGCTCGGCAGCGAGGCGCTCCTGGCGCTGGCGCTCGGCCTGTTGCTTGGCATCCTCCTCGGCGCGGATGCGCTGGCGCTCCCGCTCCTGGCGCTCGAGCTCGGCCGCGCGGTGCGTGGCGATGCGCGCACTCAGCGTGGCCTTGAAGTCGTCGTGCGACTTGTGCACCAGCTGGCGCAGGTCGGGGAACAGGAACTCGAAACCGGCATCCTGCTCGCCGAATGCTGCGATGTTGGCGCGGATGTTGCGCGCCGCGGTGTCCGCTTCGATCTTGGACTTCGCCACCAGAGCGTCGAGCGCCGACTGCATGCTGTCGAAAGAGCGCAGCCCCTTGATCGCGCCGGCAAAGTCCACCGCCGGTACCGGCAGGCGCGCCGGGGACAGCTCGGCATTCAGCGCGTCGTAGTGCGCGGCCAGCGCCTGGCGCGCGGCGACGACGGCTTCTTCCTTGACCTCGGTCTTGCGGCGCGTGACCAGCTTGTCAAGGTCCAGGCGCACACGGCGCGCTTCGGCGCCGATGTCGTCCATGGTCTTGAAGAGTGCATCGATGCTGGCCGTCTGGCTCAGTGCGTGCTGCTTGGCCGCTTCGAGGCGCGACTCGACATCGGAGCACCACTTCACGGCCTTGGCCGCGTCAGCGAAGTCCTGGTCGGTATTCAGGTCTCGATTGACCGAGCGAATCGCGGCCAGCGCTGTTGCCTTGAACTCGGCCAGGTTGCTCGCCGTCACCTTGCCGGTGACCTCAATCAGCAGCGCCGGCAGGGTCTCGGGCGCCTTGCCGACTGGCGCCGCCGGTGCGGGCGCCGGCATTGAGTAGCAGGCCAGATCCTTTTCGAACTGCGCCCAACCGGCGACGATATCAGCGCGCAGCGCCATGTCGGGGTAGTACCAGCAGTGCTGCTCCTCGACCAACTCCTCGTCGGCCGTCCACTGGCTGGCCATGAACAGCACGCGCTCGGCGCCGCTGATCAACAACTGCTGCTCCATCTGGACGCGGTGGTAGATCGGAAGCTCGCGGCCCTCGACGCGCTCGCGGTGCGCCGGAGCGATCGTCTCCATCTGGGCAAAGCACCGGCGCAGTTCGTTGTTCAGCGCCTTGTGCTCGAAGCCGATCCGCTCGTCCAGCGTCAGACCGTCGAAGCTGGCCGAGAGCCGGCCTTCGCTGCCGGTCACCGGGTACAGCTCGGCTCCGATGAACTCCTCGGCCAGCGGCCTGGCCAGCGCCTCGGCGCGGTGGCCGTTGTCGAAACGCATCTGCGTGCCGACATCGACATCGGCCGCCACACCGGTGTGCAGCTCGCGCAGCAGTTCGGCGCGGGTCTTGTAAGGAGAGACGCCCATCATGGCCGGCGCGTCGCTGGCGTTGAAGTGCTGGGCGCGGTAGGCCTTCCACTCGGGGCTGCCTTGGATGAGGTTGTGGAGCTTCATTGGTCGGACTCCACGGCGGCATCCATTTCGGCCACAAAGGGGTCAACGGGATCCGGCGGTGGCGCCGCCTTCAGGGAGAGGATCGCAGCCTTCTGCTCCTCGCTGAATGTCGCCTTGGTGGACAGCATCGCCAGTAGATCGCTCGCGGTCTTCTTGCCTGCGGCAACGACCTTGGCCCAGGCCGGCAGGTTCTTGGCGAAGTCGTCGGCGAGGTAGGCCGGCAAGGCAGGCGGATCTGCCGGCTTGACTTCTTCCGCCAAGCCCATGAAGCGCTCAGCCGGCGTGTCGAGCCCCTCTTCGTAGCCGCCCATGCCGCGCAGCAGATCAGCCGCGGCGTCGCGCGCAGCGAACCAGAAAGCGCGCCATGCCATCTGGCGCCACGGGTAAAGGCGCCACGGGCCTTCCTTGCCCCACAGGCCGGCGGTCTTGGCGTCTTCGAGAGAGAACGTCCTCTGCACCGGCGGACGGCCTGGCCGCGTGATCTTGCAGCGCGCACGGCTGTTTGCCTTCACCGTCTCAGCATCATCTTCTTCGATGATGCAACCGTGAGACAGCAGGAGCGCCTTGCCCGCGTCGCCATAGAGGTTTGGTTTGCCGTTGATGGGGGCGATGCTCTGCACCGCCTGCAGAGGCTTGAGGCCGATTTCGGCGCCCCACTGGATTGCGATGAAGCAGTCGCCTGCGCGGCCTCGATACCCCTTCGGGACCATCTCCGACTTGGCCATGTAGTCGGCCAACTGCAGCGCCTGCTCAAATGTTCGAGGGCTGAGGTCAAGGGGCTGCGCGGACTGGATTGCGGTCCTTGCAATCGGGGCGAGTTCGTTCATGTGGATCTCCTGTTGTCTCGGTTCTTCGGTGGTGCCGCCGGCCTATGCCTCGACCCCAGCGACGTCGGCCAGCATGGCCCGCGCCTCGTCCAGGTCGCTGACGGACACGCCCGGCGAAAGCTCCTCGCGCTCGTGATCGGCCTGCAGCGTGCGGGTGATGCGCAGCAGGATGTCCACCACGGCGGGGCCGCGCTGCAAGCAGGCTTCGAGCCGGCGGGCCAGCTCCCAGTGGCCGTGCCCGCCCAGCACGTTGATCGCGGCGCGCAGGTCCTCGCTGGCCGGCGCTACCGGCATGGCCAGGATGGCGCGCGCAGCCTGGTGGCGGGCGGCCATGGATTCGGCGATGGCTGGTCGGGCGCTCACTCGGTATCTCCATAGTTCTTCGCCATGGCGTCGCGCGCCACCTGGGCAATTCCCGGCTCGCCGATCTCTGCCATGCGCTCGATGCTGGTCAGGGCCGCCTCCAGCCGCTTGATGCGGCAGCGCAAGCGCTGGTTGCGGCTCGCCTGGCTGTCCACGGTCTCCGGCAGGTCGATCTCGGCGCGGACGAAGGGCCGGCCGGCCAGGGCTCCTTCGGCGCGGGCCTCGATCCAGCGAAGGCGCCTCGTCGCCGTGCGGCTGCGCCGCGCGGTCTTGGCGATGTGGTCGAGCGCCGAGCGCATCAGCTCGAAGTGCTCCGGGCATGCGCCCATGGTTTCGTGCTCGCTCATGGCGCACCTCCGGTGGCCTTGGCGAACTCATCGCGGTAGTTGGCCTCCGCTTTCACCATCGCGGCAGCCATCTGCCACGATGCATCTGCCACGTCGTAAAAGTTCATGTGGTGGATGTGATCAATCCCACCAACCTTTATCTGCGCGCCGATGATGGCGTTCATCGCGCCCATCGCGAACAGCACTGCGGTTTGGTTGCTGGTGGCCGGCGGTTGAGCCTGCGGCTTGCAAATGCAGCGATGCGGTGTGCCGTCCTCATTGAACGGCTTCCGCTTGGCGAAGTAGATCGACGCACTGCAGCGGTTGCACGAGTAGAGCGAGGGCTTCGCGCTCATGCCACCCCCCGCACCGGCCACAGCGCCGACTCGACACGCGAAATCGCCACGCGCAGCTGCTGCTGCACGAACCGGTCGCTCGCGGCCAGGCTGGCCCAGTAGTCGCGATCCGCGGCGGACGCGGCCCGGTCGGCCTGGTGCTCGTGCCAGTGCTGGTCGTACTCTGCGCTGGCCAGCAGCACGCGCAGGTACAGCCGGCGGGCGTGCAGCCTCAAGGCGTGCATCAGCGGCATGGCAGCGGCCTCACCTCTATGCGGACGCGCGCTATGCCCATGCCGTCCAGCCGCTCGACCTCGGCCACCAGAACCTCCATGGAGCACGTGGCCCACACGGTGCGCTCGTGCGCCTCGCCATCGCGCGGGGTGACGGTGGCCACGAACTCGCGCAGCGGCGCCTGCGGCAGGGGGTCGGGCTCGCGCACCACGAAGCCGCGGTGCAGCGGGATGATCTGGGCCTGCGGCTGGGCGCCCGACAGGCGCGCGATCTTGCGGGCGCAGACGTCGAGGAGGTCCTCTCGCATGATCGCGCGCACCGCGGCCAGCTCTTTGATGCTGGTGATCATGCGGGCACCCCTTCGGCGGCCATCGTGGCCGCGTGGAAGTCCGCGTGCTCCGTGGCGCGCCCGGCGATCCACGCCTGCGCCCGGGCCTGCAGTTCGGCGCCGACAGCGCCGCGGGCGCACATGCCGACGATGCGCAGCGCCTCGGCCAGCGCGGCGTCGTCCCAGGTGCCATCCACCTGGTCCGCCACCACCTGGACGGCCGTCATCCGGCCGCCGCAGCACCGATGGAACGCCGGCGCGCTGACGGTCGCCGTGGGGTCATTGGTCAGCGCCAGGATCAGCTCGCTGCGCAGGCTGTCATGGGCCCGGGCGCGGCGCTCGTGTTGCTCTTGAGGGGTCATGGTGTCCTCGTGTGGTGTGCTGCAGCTCGCGGTCTTACGCCCGACCCGTGGGCCGGCTGCCGCAGCCGCGTGACAGCGATCAGGTGGTGGGGGTGGCGGCCTTGGCGAGGGCGGCGCGGGCGCCTTCGATGGCGCGCCGCACGGCCATCTCGTAGCCGGTCCGCATGCCGCGCGAGCAGTAGGCCGCGGTGAGGGCGCGGCCGACCCCGAACCAAAACTGCTCTCGGCGCTTCGTGCTCGGCGCGACGATGTACCTGTTGGCGCGGTGACGCGCACCTCCGCGGGAGCGGTTGTAGGCCGCTACGTCCGGGTTCGCGAAGCGCTCGGCAAGGATTGCAGCCACACGAACAGTGCGAGGCGTGAGGTCGTGCCCCGGCGTGTGCCGCGCGCTCACGACCGAGCCTCCAGCGCCGCATGCACGACGATGGGCGCGGCCGTGTAGATGAGGTGGTGGCTGAGGATGATGGCCGGCGGCGGGGCGTCGGCGAAGGCCAGACACAGGCGCAAGAGCGCCTCGTCGTACAGCGCCTCAAGCTCTTCGTCCTCGCGAATCAGCGCGGCCGCGTAGGCCGGGGCGTTTTCCTCGACGTAGGCGCGCTCATCCTCAGGCAACCATGCTGGGCTGCGCTGCGGTCCGCTCTGGTTCAGCTCATCAGCCAGCATGCCGCGGGCCTTGTCCCACAGCGCTTCGTCGGGATCGATGCGCGCGTTCATGCGGCCACCTGCACGGCGCCGACCTTCGCAGCGCGCCGACGACGGCACGACCCCTTTGGGCTGGGCAGCGGCGCGCCGCCGCGCTCCGCGCAGGTGGGCGGCTTGGTGCCGACCTTGCGGGCCTCGGCCCAGGCCTTGATCGCCCGGGTCTCCATCGCGACTCGGAAGCGCATCCGCTCGGGGGATTCGCCGCTGCGGCAGTTCTTGGGCTTTGTCGCCATCACACCCTCCAGGTGTCCCACCCGCCCCGGTGGGGCTGTGCGGTGGGTTGGAGGGATTATTAGCGTTCTACTATGCAGCGGTCAATAGGAAAACGCTAAGCATTCGTGCGACACTCCCGCCCAGACGCAAAAAAGCCCGCGCGTGGCGGGCTGGAGCAAGTGAGCGATGAATGTGACTCTGGATGATCAAATCGAGTGCTTGGCGCGCGAGCTGCGCCGGCGCCGAAAGGTGTTCCCGGAGCTAGTTAGGGACGGAAGGATGTCGGCCGATCAAGCGGCTGCCGAGCTGGCGCGCATGGATGCCGCGCGGCAGACGTTGGCCCAGCTGCAGGGGCTGCTCAATGGGGCGCGGACCGCGCCCGCTTCTTGACGCTAGGGACGGGAGGCGCCCGGAGCAGGCGCCGCGGCAGCGCCGGGCACGTTGATGATGATCGGCGGCTGGGCGGCGGCGGCCGGCGCCTTGGGGGTGGCGTTGTTCAGCACGAACGTCATGATGGTGACAAACGCGACCATGCCAACGATCCCGGTGCCGACGATCCACTTGGTCTGATCGGCGAAGCCCTTGGCCACTTCGGCGCGCATCTCTGCGATCGACGCCTTGGTGCCTTCGATGTCGCTCTTCGTGGCGAGCGTCGGGATGACGGCTCCCCACTTTGCCTCCAGGGCTGAGATGCGCTCATTCATTTTTCCATCATCGGCCGCGGCTTTGGCGGTGTCAACCCCGCGAGGAGGCGCCCCTCCGCCGGTTGACGACATGGCCGACGCGATCATTTCCGCAATCACCGGGTCACGAGCGGGTGTTGGCATGCGTTATTTCTCTGAATATTTGATCACTAAATCTACGACGTCCGCCGCCTTTGTGTCGCCAGATTCCCTCAACTGTCGGCCCGTCTCACGCAGCGCGGAACCGAAACTCATATGATCAAACCCCCTGACGTTTCGCGTCGCCTTGATAAGTTGGATCAAAACCAATAGGGTGGCGGTTGCCCCACTTGATGATGCCAACGGGTCTACTTTTTCAGTCATACCTAATGCCCTATGGCCGTCGTGCTCGACATAACCTAGCTTCCTCTCGATCCTTCTCCTTCGCTGCCGCCACCGTCTGCCACTGCATATTCCCCACCGCGTCAGCACCACCGGCGCACAGCGGGATGATGTGGTCCACCACGTGGCCGGGACAGGGGCCTTTGGTGGCGCCGTTCGCCGGGCATGGGTGCGTGCGCATGAACTCGGCGCGGACGGCCTTGCTGCGCGGGGCGGCATCGGCCTGGGGGAGTAGGAGGGCCAGGCAGAGGAGGGGGGTTGGCCTCAACGGGCCATGGTCACCGTCTTTTCAAGAATGGCGCCCCCGCGGTTAATGGTGAGCACAGCGGTTCCATTGGGAGGTATTTTTCCTGTCACCGCCCGCATGTCCTCACGGGATCGCACTGGATGACCGTTTATGCCGGTCAGAATGTCACCAGCTAATATATCGGCGCCGAATGCTGGTGAGTTTTCTAATACACTATGTATTAGTAATCCTATATTGCTGCCCAGTTCGCGGCGCTTTGCATCGTCAAGCGGTTCGACATGAATGCCAAGCCGTGGCAATATCTTCGCAAAAAATGTGGCATTAAAGTTAGACCGGTCCGTAGAGTATGGCACCAACGTAGTACTTGTGCCGTAGGTGGTGGTGGTTGCCGATCCAAAAACGTTCACAGTTCCACCCGAGCCGTATGCCGTTGCGTTGCCCGTGCTATAGGAGGTTGATGACGTGGGCATTGTCACCGGTACGGCGCCATGTTCGGTATGTGAATACCGCTCCGTGGTTAGCACAATTTGTGCGCCCACCTTCTTGGCCTGGGCAATCGCATCCTCCTTGCTGGCGCGACCGCTGCCACCACTAAATGCAGAGTGTCCAATCTGGACATATCCGCGACGCATGAGATCCTTGCGGTCACGCTCAATGTCGGTGGTCGAGTATATTTGAATTGGTTCTTGACTCTCCACATACCCGGGTCTCGTCCTTGCATCGTCGATGCCATGGTAAAACTTCGAGTATGGGTTTGCACACCCAGAGAGCACGATGAGCGAGAGTATCGCGGAAGTCGCGGTTGTTCGCACTGGACTATCCTTCGCGTTATTGCCGCCGCGTCTGCGCCGGCTCAATTTCTTCGGGGCGCTCTGACCCGGGGCGCCTCATGAAAGCTTCGCCGCCATGTAGAGCAGCGCAACGGCTGCGATGGCGCGAAACCAGAAAGCAACCGATGCCTGGTCGGCCACCGACTTGGCGTGCTCGCTGATTTCCCTCAGGTGCCTGATGATGATGTCGGCTTTCTCATTGCCGACCTCGGTGTTGCACGAGACGTGAAACGCGTGCCGCCTGATCTCCTCGATGGCGGACTCCGTTTTTTCCCATGACGTGAGCTGATCTTCCATGGCACCCCTTGCCGAAGTTGTTGTGGTGCTACCGACTACGACGCTCGTTCGCCGGCCCTGCTGACCCTGCGCTCTGGGCCGGCGTAGGGCACAGGGTATGGGTTACTCGTGGACGGGGTTTCGCCGCCGCTGTCGGCCAGCTTGTTCACCTCGACCAGCACGTCGTGCTTTTGGTCGAGCGACAGGCGCCTGAAGAGCGTAATCAACTGACCCTCGAAGGCGTCAAGGTCCGCGAATGGCAGCTTGGCTGTCGCGGGCTTATCGAAGGCGGGGTCGTTGTCCATCCAGCCAGGCTCCTTTCCTGTTACCGACTCCAGCTTGCGAGCCATGGCTGAGCCCATCGAGGCCGGCTTTTTGTCCGGCCCCTTTTGGGACTTGTTCAGGATCTGGCTGAGGGTCGAGTCCCGCGCGTTCAGCTCCAGCTTGGCATTCAAGGCGCTCAACGTGCCGAACTCCTCACGCAGCATCTGCAGCCGCTGAAGCCGTACTTCTTCAATCGTCTTCATGGTGACATTGGATAGCGCAAAGCTAAGCTGATGGCGTAGCGAAGAACGATTGACGATGCTTAGTAATGCGCTAAGATGAGGCATGGACATCACCCCATGCGACCTACGCACCTACCTGGATGAGGCCGGCCGAGGCGCTGGCGTGGCTGTAGCGCGAGCCCTCGGCGTGCACCCGGTCATGGTTTCCCAGTGGGCCTCGCCGGAGAGGCCCAAGCCGATCCCCGAAGATCGCGCCCCCGACCTTGAGCGAGCCACCGGCTTCCGGGTGACTTGCGAGACCTCGTGCCCGCTGGCTACGTGGGTGCGCATCCCGGATCCGGCCTGGCCGCACGGCAGGCCGCTGCTTGACAAGGCAAGTGGACGCTCGGGCGGCCGGAGGCATGCCACCCGGCCGGGCGACATCCTGCCGCCGCTGCGCCCCGACGACTTCCCGCTGGTGAAGCAGCGGACGGAGAGGGTGTGACATGCGCATCGCCACGCGCCTGCGCTCTTGGTGGCTCGCCCTCGTGGCCTCACTGACGCCGCGGCATGTGGTGCAGGCGCGCCGGCTCCAGCAATCCATGCGCCGCGATGCGGTGCGCCTCAACGCAAAGGAACGTCTGTGACACCCGCCAAGCCCATCACCCACCAGGACATCATCGACCGCAGGGAGGCGCTCGGCAAAGAGTACAGCGCCGCCTACCAGCGAGAGCGTGCGCGCATCGATGCCGAGAAGGCGAGTCTGCAGGAGCTGTGCGGCGGCCTTGGGCACTTCTTCGCCGAATACCAGGGCATGCACTCCCACCTCTACGGCAGGCAGTGCGTGTTCTGCTGCAAGCCGGAGCGCTGACATGACCCCGCAGGAGCTGCGCGAGGTCGTGAAGGCCGCCGTGGCCGAGGCGATGGAACGGCCGCAGCCGCGCCTCACCCCGGAGCAAGAGCGGATCGTCTGCACGTTCGTGCAGAGCCTGCTGGCGACCGTCAGCGACGGTCTCGTTGCCAGCGAATACCGCGTCAGGGAAGTCGTCCTTCGATGCGCTGCAACTGCTGCTGCACTTGCTGCAGTCGCTGATCCAGGGCCGCCACCATCTCCGACAGGCGGAGCAGCCCCGTGTTGAGGTTCTTCTGCACCTCGTCCGAGCTGCTGGCAAGCAGGGTCTGGTTGTCGCGGAATGCCTTGTGTGCCGTGTTCATGGGCGCCCTCCTCGGGCCGGATGGTTGGGAGACCCCCAGCGTATCCGAGGCAGGGTGCCCGCCCTTTGCGGCCCGGGAGGCCTGACATGCCGCACCCGCCCATCCTCATCGGCGATGCCGTCGTGCCGGCCGCCGACATGACCCACCCCGTGATGACGGTGTACGACATCGAGCTTGACCTGCACATGGCGCACTGCAACTGGGTCATGAGCAGTGGCCGCATGGTGCGGGTCGTGCACCCCATGGAGCGGCTGGTGCGGGTGCCGCGCAGCGGCCAGGCCGGCGGCACGCCGACAGCGGCGCGCAGGGGGCTGCAGCGATGAGCCTGAGCCGCGCTCACTCTCGCACCGCCCGCGCCGCTTCCATGTACTGCCGCGCGAGGTCGACGAGCACGCGGCGCAGCAGTCGCGCCACGGCCCGCCGGGCCCACGTGTTGTCAGGTGTTGGTTTGTGCATGTGCGGCACTTTCGCCGAAAGCGCTTGCACATGCATCCACGCCGTTCCACACCCCACACCCACCGTTTGGAACCCTTTGGAAAGGCACATGCACCATGGTCTTTGAATCCCTCAACGACGCACTGGCCCACTGCGTGGCGGAGTGCGGCGGCTCCAAGGCAGTCGGCCACGCCCTGTGGCCAGCCAAGGACGTGGACGCGGCCGCGCGCCTCCTGCTGGCGTGCCTCAACCCGGATCGCAACGAGAAGCTGGCGCTGGACGAGGTGGTGCACATCATGCGCATGGCCCGCGAGCGCGGCTGCCACGCCGGCATGCGGTACCTGGCCGCGGAGCTGAGCTACGCGGAGCCCGTGCCCATCAAGCCGCGGGACGAGGCGGACGAGCTGCGCCGGCAACTGCTGGAGATGGGGCGGGATCTGCAGCACAAGCTGGCGCGGCTGGAGGAGCTGGAGCGGCCTGGGCCGGTGGTGAGGCAGGTGGCATGACCCTCGAAGCAGTCACCATTGGTGCAGCGACCTTGTACCGCGGCGAAGCCCTCGATGTGCTGCAAAGCCTGAGCCCGGGCATCGCTCAGGCGGTCATCACCGACCCACCCTACAGCAGCGGGGGGCAGTTCCGCGGTGATCGCGTGCTGGACACGAAGACCAAATACCTGGGTACCGGTAGCTCCAACCACGGGAAGGTTCACAACTTCGGCGGCGACTCGCGGGACCAGAGGGGCTTTCACTTCTGGTCGGCCCTGTGGTCTTCGGCCGCGCTGCGCGCCGCGGAGCCGGGTGCGCCAGGATTGTTCTTCACCGACTGGCGCCAGTTGCCCGTCTCGACGGACTACCTGCAGGCGGGTGGCTGGACCTGGCGCGGCATCGTTCCGTGGGTCAAAACCTCAGCCCGGCCGCAGATGGGGCGGTTCAGCGCCGCCGCCGAATACGTCGTGTGGGGCAGCAACGGCGCAATGCCGGCCGATCGCGGCGTGGGTTGCCTCCCCGGGTTCTACGAGTACCGATCGCCGGCCGAGCGCGAGCATGTGACCCAGAAGCCCGTCGAGTTGATGGCCTCCATGGTGGAGATCTGCCCCGCTGGCGGCCTGGTGCTAGACCCGTTCATGGGCTCGGGCACGACCGGTGTTGCCGCCGTCCGGGCCGGGCGACGGTTCATCGGCTGCGAGCACAGCCCAGAGTACTTTGACATCGCCTGCCGGCGCATCGAGGAAGCGACCCTGCAGGGCCAGTTGTTCGCGGAGGCTGCGGCATGACGGTCACCCGCTCCGCCAGCCTCGTGGGGCTACGTCCTCCGCGCGGCCCGGCACCTCGCCTCGGCCCACTGGGTGACGGCTTGGCGGTACTCGGCGTCAGCCAGCTCGGCGGCCTGAAACGCTTCCGCCAACTTTTCGGGCCCGTCGACCCTGCGCCTCGCTTCGCTGATGGCTTTGTCGATAGCGGCATCACACGCCTGTACGGAGCGCTTCGCCGCCTCGACCAGTTCCCAGAGCTGTTGCTCGTCCATAAGCCCTCCAGTGGTAGGCCGCCAGTATGACTCTCCCGGGACCACTGGTAGCGTCTGAAGTCGACCTCCGCGACTTCCCCTTCATGCCGCTGGATGTCGTGCGCGTGCGCGACTCCGACCTGGCGGCCGAGGAGTCCCCGGAGGCGTGCTGGGCGGCCCTGCTGCTGTGGTGCGCCGCCTGGCACCAGGTGCCGGCCGGCTCCATCCCAGACAGCGACCAGTGGCAGGCCAAGCAGGCCGGCTACGTGGCCCGCGGCCGCATCGACAAGGCCTGGGAGGTTGTGCGGGCCGGCGCCCTACGCAACTGGGTGAAGTGCAGCGACGGCCGCCTGTATCACCCTGTGGTGGCCGAAAAGGCCATCGTCGCGTGGACCGAGAAGCAGGCCCAGCGTGCACGCACGAAGGCTGCGACGGAGGCACGTGAAGCGAAGCGACGTGCGCAACAGTTGCAGCGTGACGATGAACGTGACGTTGCACGTAACGTAGAACGTGACGACAAACGCGACGTTCACCAAGGGATAGGGATAGGGACAGGGATAGGGACAGGGAATAAGCATGCTTCGCATGCTCCGCGCGTGCCCGCGGAGCCACCGCAGCAGGCCACCTCGCCGCCAACGCCCACCCAGGCCGGCGCCATCTGCCGCCTGCTGCGCCAGCACGGCATCCCCGACACCAACCCCGGTCACGCGAAGCTGCTCGCCCTGCTGGAGGCGGGAGCCACAGAGGCGGAGTTCCTCGGCCTCACCGCCGAGGCGCAGCGCAAGGCCAAGCCGTTCGCGTGGCTCATCGAGGCCCTCACTCGGCAGCGGGAGGAGGTTGCCCAGCGCGCCGCCGGCATGCACCGCGGGCGCATGCCCACCTCGCCCAGCACCGACCGGCAGTCCCGCCAGCTCGCCACCGCCGGCGCCCTCGTCCGCGGCGGCATGGACCCGTTGCCCACCACCACGCCACCCCAGCCGGAGGCCATCGATGTCGAGTCCCGCACCATCGCTCCCTGACGCCTGGATCGCGCGCATCTTCGCGACGATGCGGGCCACCTACGGCAGCGCGTTCGATCGCGCCTGGGCATGCCCGGAGGGCGAGAACGCCGAGGCGCATGCCGCGTTCATGCGGGGTCACTGGGCACGCACCCTGGGGCCCTTCGCGGCCAACCCGGATGCGATCCGGCACGGCCTGGAGAACCTGCCGCCACTGCCCCCCACGCTGCCGCAGTTCGCGGCGCTGTGCGCCCAGCGGCCTGACCGGCCGGTGCCGGCACTGCCTGCGCCGAAGGCGGACCCGGAGCGCGTCAGGGCCGCCCTGCAGCCGCTGCGCGAGCAGGCCACGCACTCCGACCCTCGGGCCTGGGCATGGCGCCTCAAGGCCCGCGAGGATGGCGGAGAGAGGCTGGGGCACTACGCACGGACTGCCTACCGCGAGGCGCTCAAGGCCCAGCTGGCGGCGCCGGGAGACGCCCAATGACCCCCGCCGAACGCCTCACCTGCGTGCTCTGCGGCCGCGAGGGGCATCGCAGCAGCCAGTGCCCGATGCAGCGCCACAGGGGCGTTTTCGGATCCCCCAAGCCACAGGCCTGCATGGGCGGCTGGTGCGCCAAGCGCGACCACTGCCAGCACTACCACGCCGAGGACCGGCGCGAGCCCGCCGAGCGGCTGTGCGAGCCCGGCCACGACGGCATGCCCGTCACCACCCAACACGATCACATCACCCCATGGCAGATGGGGCCCGCTGCGTCAGCCGCCGGCGATTCACCGGCACACCCAGGCGCGCAGAGCAACGGGGGACATTTCGCGGCCAGTCCGGGGACCCGCGACGAATCTGCCTATCCCCGACCCATCACCCACGCCACCACGACCGGAGCCGCCACCGCATGAACGCACAACTTTTCGCCTTGATCGTCCTGGCCTACTCGCCAGACGGGCAACTGCAGGTGGGCCACCAGGGCCCATTCCTCAACGCCCAGGCCTGCGGGGTCGCGCTGGTCATGCACCGCGCCGAGCTGCAGCGCCGCGGCTACGCGCGGCCGATGGTCGACGCACAGTGCCGCAGCGTGGAGGTGCCGCAGGAGGCTGCGGAGGCGGCGCGCCGGATGATCGAGCGGCAGCAGGGGCCGGGGGCATGAGGCCGAGCACAAAGAGGTGGGCCACTGCGGCAGTCGTGGTGATGCTGTTGTGGATCTCGACGATCCTGCTGCTGCTCGGTGTCGGGCACCTGGTGGCGAGGTGGGCGCAATGATCCGCTTCACCATCCCAGGCCAGCCGCAAGGCAAGGGCCGGCCTCGCGTCGGCAAGATCGGTGGCCACGCGCGCATGTTCACGCCGGAGAAGACGGTCGCCTACGAAGGGCTCATCGCTCACGCAGCCCAGGCCGCCATGGCCGGCCGACCCCCGCTCGAAGTGGCCGCCGCGTGCAACGTCTTCATCGACTGCCAGGTGCCGGCGAGTTGGTCGGCCAAGAAGCAGCGCGCGGCGCTTGCTGGCGAAGTGATGCCCACCGCAAAGCCCGATGCCGACAACGTGGTGAAGGCCGTGTTCGACGGCATGAACGGCGTGGTGTGGCGCGACGACGTGCTGGCGGTGGACGTGCGCGTGCGCAAGCGCTACTCGGCCACGCCCTGCGTGCGGGTCGAGGTGTGGTCTGTTGAGGAGCCTGTGCCGGCGAAGGCGGTGCAGCAGATGGAGATTGCGGCATGAGCTTTGAACCAACGAAGGACGGCAAGCTGGCGCTGCGCGTCGAGGTCAGATCCTTTGATGACGGGTGGACGCGAGCCGGGCTCAGGATGCCGGAAGGCTGGATGGTGCTGGCCACCATCCCCACGCCGCCCTACGAGGCCAGCACCGACGTGCAGGCGGCGTTCATCGCACTGGCCCAGGCCGTGACGCGGCAGGCTCTGAACGAGGCGATGCCGGGCATTGCGATTGAGGGCGTGCATGGCGTGGCGCCCGGTGCGCCGCTCGACGGGCCGAAACACTGATTGACCAGCATCCGCCCCGCGCTGCGAGTCGGGGCGACAACGGAAGGAAAGAATGACCATCATCATCAAACCCACCATCGGCCGGCGCGTCTGGTACTGGCCGAGCGAGCTGGAGTATGCCGAGGCCGAGAGGCTTACCAAGGGAGAGGAGGGGGTCCTTGGCGCGCAGGATCGCAGCCAGCCCTGCGACGCAGGCATCTGCTACGTGCACGACGAAAGGCGCGTGAACCTCACCGTAGCCGACCACGCCGGCCTCCTGCATGCGCGGCGCTATGTGCCGTTGGTGCAGGAGGGTGACGCGCCGCCCCCGCCCGGCACGGCCTACGCGCAGTGGATGCCCTACCAGACCGGTCAGGCGGCCAAGCAGGCGCAGCCGGCTGCGAACGACTTTGCGCGGTGCACGAAGAAGCTGCAAGCCGCTGGCGCGGCCTACCCGCGGACCTGTGCCGAGTGCGGGCTCGGGCCTTGTCGCGCCTGACCATGCTGCTGCAACTCGCACTCGCCCTCTTCGGCCTCTCGGCCCTCTGGATGGCCACCGGCCGCAGCGAACGCGCCAGGCGCTGGGCGCCCGTGGTGGGCCTGTGCGGGCAGCCGGCATGGTTGCTGTTCGCGTGGCAGGCGCAGGCCTGGGGGCTGTTCGTGCTGTCGGTGGCGTACACGGTGGTGTACCTGCGGGCGGCGTGGCGGCCCGGCGACCGAGAGTCGTTCCACGTGTTCAGCCTGCTCGGCATCTACTGGGCAAAGCGGTACTGCAGGCCCGGGTCCATGTGGTACGCCCACGTCGCCGGCCGCATCTACGTGCGCAAGCCGTGGGTCCCGCCCAAGCGGCACATCCGTCGCCTGCCCTGAGAATCTCACCATGGCCCGCCCCACCAAGTTCAAACCCGAGTTCACCGACCAAGCCAAGAAGCTCTGCAAGCTCGGCGCCACCGATGCCGAGATGGCCAGCTTCTTCGGCGTGGTGGTGAGCACGTTCCACCTGTGGAAGCTGCAGCAGCCCGGCTTCGCCAAGGCGCTGAAAGACGCCAAGGTGGCCGCGGATGAGCGCGTGGTGCGCAGCCTGTACCAGCGCGCCATCGGCTACGAGCACGACGACGTGGACATCCGGGTCGTGAAGGGCCGCGTGGTGAAGACGCAGCTGCGCAAGCACCACCCACCCGACACGACGGCGTGCATCTTTTGGCTGAAGAACCGGCAGTCGGGCGAATGGCGCGACCGACACGAGCACGCGCTGGGCGGCGACGCAGGCGCGCCCCCGATCCGCAGCGAGAGCACCGTGACACTCACCGCCGAGGAGGCCTACAAGCGCATGCTGGGCCATGGCTGACTGGGCGCCGGACTACGAGGCCGCCTATCGGGAGCGTGCCGAGCGCCTGGGTCGCATCCGCGCCGATCCGGAGGTGTTGCCCGGCCTGCGCGAGTTCTACCGCGAGCACCCAGTCGAGTTCATCAACGACTGGGGCATGACGTTTGACCCCAGAAACGCGGAGGTGGGCCTGCCCACCACGATGCCGTTCCTGCTGTTCCAGAAGCAGGCCGAATTCATCGTTTGGCTGCTGGAGCTGTGGCGCGGCCGCGAGGATGGCCTGGCCGAGAAGTCCCGCGACATGGGCGTGTCGTGGCTGTGCGTGGCCTTCGCGGTCTGGATGTGGATCTTCCACCCCGGCACTGTGGTCGGGTTCGGCTCGCGCAAGGAGGAATACGTCGATGACCTGAACGACCCGAAGTCGCTCTTCTGGAAGGCGCGGCAGTTCATTGCGCTTCTGCCCGCCGAGTTCAGGCCGGCCGGCTACACGCAGAAGAAGCATGCTCCGTTCATGTCCATCGTGAACCCGGAGAACGGCGCCGCCATCGTCGGCGAGTCGGGCGACAACATCGGGCGCGGCAACCGCACGAGCATCTACTTCAAGGACGAAAGCGCCTTCTACGAGCACCCGGAATCCATCGATGCCGCCCTGTCGCAGACCTCGAACTGCAAGATCGACGTGTCCACCCCGAACGGGAACGGCAATCCGTTCTATCGCAAGCGGCACGGCGGCAAGGTCAAGGTGTTCACGTTCCATTGGCGAGACGACCCGCGCAAGGGGCCGGAGTGGTACGCCAGGCAGTGCGAGACCCTGGACCCGGTTGTCAGGGCACAGGAAATCGACATCGACTACAACGCCTCCACGAACGATGCCTGGATTCCAGGTGCGCTGGTGGAGCGGGCGCAGCAGCTCGGCCCGGCCGACGTAGAGGTCAACGGCCCGTGGATGATCGGCGTCGATGCCGCCCACATGGGCGACGACGAAAGCGTCATCACCTGTCGCCGCGGACTGCTGACGCTGAAACCCATCCCGGCGCGCGGCGTAGATGGCCATGCGTTGGCCGCGATGGTCGAAGAGCAGTGCCGCCAGTTTGAGGACGCCGGCCAGATCATCGGGGTGATTGCCATTGAGCTGGACGGCCCGGGCGTCAGCGCTTACGACACGCTCAAGCGCGGGAAGTGGGCGGCTGTCGTCGTTGGCGTGCACACGGGCGCTCGGCTCACCGACGACCGCAATTACAACGTCAAGGCCAAGATGTGGCGGACCGCGCTGGAGTATCTGAAGGTGGGTGGCTGCTCCATTGCCGTGGACCCGGAGCTGAAATCGCAGCTCGCCTCCTACCGCTACAGCTACAAGGATGGGCTGCTACTCATGGAGTCGAAGAAGGAATACAAGAAGCGGGTCGGCAAGTCGCCAGACCGGGCCGATTCGTGGATCCTCACGCACGTGGCGCCAGTGGCCAAGAAGAAGACCCTGCCACCCGCCGACCGCCCGGGCAGCTGGATGGCAGCCTGACGCAGAATGCAGCCATGGATGATCTCAACTGGCGCACCGCGGGTATTTCGCAGGGATTCCTACCGATCGAACTGCGGGGTCGGCACAGCAGGAGGTTTGGGCCAATGTGCCGGCAATCCGCCTTCGACATCACGGAGCGTCGGCGGGTATTTTGGTATCAGGTCCGCATTGGCTCGCTGGTGTTTGGCTTTGACGCCCCGCCTGGAGATGCGGGCACGGATACAGATGCAGATGCGGCGTGGTCCGCCCTCATGAGCAAGGCTCAAAAGGCTGGAGCATTGCCCAGAAAGTGAGTGCGCGCTAACATGCCGCGCCATGCCACAAGACCAGCTGCAGCGCGCGAAAGAGACCTACGCCGACACGAAAGAGGCGTGGCGCGAGAATCACCGGCGCATGCTGGAGGACCTGAGGTTCTCGAACCCGGCCAGTCCGCAGCAGTGGAGCCAAGAGGCGCTGACGGCCCGCCAGGGGCGCCTGTGCGAGGCGTTCGACCGCACGAACCAGTACATCGTGCAGGTAGTCAACGACGGCCGCAAGAACAAGCCGGGCATCAACACGATGCCGGTGGACAGCCGGGGCGACGTGCTGGTGGCCCAGCAGTACGACGGCATGATCCGCCACATTGAGTACCGCAGCCGGGCCCAGATCGCCTACGACACCGCGCTGGACGGCGCTGCGCGCTGCGGCGTGGGCTGGATCCGCCCTGTGCCGCGCGTCATCGACCCCGAGACGAACCAGCAGGAAATCTGCATCGACCGCGTGGCCGACCCTCTGAGCATCGTCATCGACGGCACCGAGCCGGATGGCAGTGATGCGCTCAACGGCTTCGCGGAGACCATGGTGCCGCGCAAGCAGTTCGAGCGCGAGTACCCCAAGGCCAGCAAGCAGTCTTGGGAGGGGAGCGGCGACGGCACGTGGGTCACGCAGGATGCTGTGCGCGTGTGCGAGCACCAGTACGTGGTCGAGACGAAGCGCAACATGGTGGTGGTGGAGGGGCCGGAGGGGGGCGAGATGACGCTGGACGAGGAGGGCTACTACGCCCTCGCCGGCCGGATCGGCTATCCGCCGCAGATCCTGCGCGAGTTCCAGGCCGTGGAGCGCACCGTGAAGTGGTGCACGTTCAACGGCGACGAACTGCTGGAGGAAACCGACTTTCCTGGTCGCTACATTGGCATGGTGCCCGTGATCGGCTATGAGCAGTGGATTGAGGGCAAGCGCTACCTGTGCGGCCTGGTGCGGCCGCTGATGGCCGGCCAGCGGGCCTACAACTACGAGCGGTGCGCCGGCATCGAGGCGGTTGCCATGCAGCCCAAGGCGCCGGTGCTGGTGCCCATGGAGGCCGTGGAAGGCCACGATGAGCACTGGCGCAAGCTCAACACCGGCCAGCCGGCGTACCTGCCGTACAACAGCCTTGACGGCGAGGGCAAGCAGATCCCAGCGCCACAGCGCCTGGCCCCGCCCCAGTACCCAGCAGCCTTCGCCCAGGGCGGCCAGATGGCGATCGCCGACATGGAGGGCGCCATTGGCATGTTCCGCTCGAACCTGGGCGCGCCCACCAACGCCACCAGCGGCCGGCAGGAGCGTGAGCGCAAGGAGCAGGGCGCGACCGCCACGTACCATTTCGCCGACAACCAGGGCCGCAGCATCGAGCACGTGGCGCGGATCATCGTCGGCATGATCCCGACGATCTACGACACCAAGCGCGTGGCCAAGATCCTGGGCCTGGACGGCCAGCAGAGCCAGGTGACCATCGATCCGTCGATGCCGCAGGCGGTGGCCAAGCGCGGCAAGCGGGTCGTGGCGATCAACCCCAGCGTGGGCGCCTACGACGTGCGCGTGAAGCCGGGGGCGAACTACGTCACGCAGCGCGCCGAGGCGGCAGAGGGCCTCACGGCGGCCCTGCAGGCGGCTCCACAGGCGTCACCTGTGCTGCTGCCGGCGCTGATGAAGCTGCAGGACTGGCCGGACGCGGAGCGCTACTCGCGCATGCTGCTGGCCATGGCGCCGCCCGAGGTGCAGGCCATCGCCAACGAAGGCCAGGGCGACGACGAGGAGGACATCCCGCCGCGCGCGCAGGCCCAGATGCGCCAGATGCAGGCCCAAATGCAGCAGATGGCCCAGATGCTGGATGCCGCGGAGCCCGAGCTGCAGCGCCTGCAGGCCGAGCTGGATCGCCTCAAGGCCGACCGCAGGCTGGAGACCGCGCGCCTGGCGGCCGAGATGGAGGCCGACGAGGCGAACGAGGACACGGACCGGTACCGCGCCGAGACGGAGCGGATCAAGGCCGCGGGATCGCTCATGCCCACCACGCAGACGCTGCAGGCCGACGAGCAGCACCCGGGCCGGCCGGCGCAGCAGTCCGCCCCGGAGTCCGGGCCCGCGGCGGCCGACACGGGCGCGGCATTGCGGGCACTGCTGCAGCGGCAGGACAGCATGGAGGCGCTGCTTTCGCAGCTCGTCGCGGCCCTCGGCGGGCAGGCCCAGCCGGCCCAGCAGGACGCCGAGCCGCAGCCTCTGTAGGCTCTCCAACACTTGCGCTCAATCAAAGTGAGCGTACACTCACACGCGCCACTTGCCGGGCTTGCGGCAATGCTGAGACGCGATGAGCACCTCTACCGACACCACGATCCAGGGCGCCCCGACCGGCCCGGCCAGCGATGGCCAAACTTCGGTGCCTGAGCAGCAGCACGCGGACCTTGCTCGCCCGCAAACCGATGAGCAGCAGCCGGCCGGCGATCAGTCGCAGGGCGCGGAGGGTGGCGAAAAGCTCACCCCCGAGCAGAAGACGATCCGCAAGCTGGAGCGGCGCATCGCAAACCTGACCGCACGAAACGGCGGCAGCGCACGCGAGGCCGAACTGGCCCGCACCGAAGTGCAACAGCTTCGGGAGCGCCTGCAGCAGCTGGAGGGCGGCAGGGAAACGCAGGGCGACGACAGGGCCGCGCAGCGGCAGCCTCAAGCGCTCTCGCAGGCAGAGATCGATCGCATTGCCAATGAGCGCGCCCGGGACATGGTGCGGAGCTCCAGCATCGCCAACAGCCTCAAGAAGACTTTCGAGGCCGGCGCCAAGCTGGATGGCTTCCGCGAGGCCATGGACGCACTCGGCGATGAGGTTCGGCTGGTGGATGGAGAACGGCGACCCACGCCATTCCTCGAGGCCGTGCTGGAGTGCGACGACCCCGCCCGCCTGATGCACCACCTGGGCAACAACCCGGAAGAGGCTGCGGCACTCAATGGCCTGTCTCCTGCGCAACTCGGGCGGCGCCTGGCCAAGCTGGAAGACCAGCTGAAGCAGGACGCCAAGGGGGTCAGCAAAGCGCCGACCCCTCTCAATGCAGTCAAGCCAAAGGCCTCATCCACGCCCGCGCTGAAAGAACTCTCCGGGGACGCTTTCATCAAGCGCAGGCGCGAGCAGATCGCGGCCCGCGGCAGGTAACAGGGAGCCATCGTGGCAAACATCTTCGAGGTCACCAATATGGTGGCCGAGGAATCACTGCGCATCGCGCACGAGAGGCTGGCATTCATCGGGACGGTGGATCGCCAGTGGGACAAGTCGTTCACCTATGACCCGCGCCGCGGCCCGCACGGGCAGACGCTGCGGGTCAAAGAGCCGAACATGTACAAGCGCCGCCGCGGCTCGCGCGTCATGGACGTGCAGGAGCAAAGCGAGGTGTCGCAGACCATCACCGTCGCCACCCAGGACGGCTTCGACATGCGCTTCAACAGCCAGGAGCTGATCCAGTCAGTTGACAGCGACGGGGCCTTCGATGAGCTGTCGAAGAACTACATCGAGCCGGCCGTGATGGCCTGCCTGTCCGGCATCGAGGCCGATTTCATTGCGTTCTGCACCAAGGCGACCTACCACACCGTGGGCACGCCAGGCACGGCCATGACAGACCTGGACGTTGTGGGGCAGGCGCGGGCGAAGCTCAACCAGCAACTCGCCCCGAAGGATGGTAGGCGCTACATCCAGTGCGATTCGCCCGCCATGGGCAAGATCGTCAACGGCCTCAAGGGCCTGTTCCAGGATTCCAGCCAGATCAAGGAGCAGTACCGGGAGGGCATGATGGGTCGTACCGCCATGGCCGACTGGTACGAGAACGATCGCATGTGGGTGCTGCCCAACAGCGCCGATGTGGCGGGCGAGATCAACGGCGGCACGCTGACCAGCGGCATCACGTCGCTGACGGTGGACGGATTCACTGCGGCGCCCGTCGAGGGCATGGTGTTCACGGTGGAGAACATGTATGACGTGCACCCGGAGACGAAGCAGGCGTACGCGCACCTGAAGCAGTTTGTGGTGACCAGCGCCACGACGACCAGCATCAGCTTCAGCCCGGCGATGATCTTCGACACCACCAACCCGCGGCAGAACTGCAGCGGCACGCCGGTGGACAACGCGGACATCACCTTCGTGGGCAGCGCAAGCACGAACTACGTGCAGCAACTCATGTACCACAGCGAGGCGTTCCAGTTCATCACGGCCGACCTGCCGATCCTGGACGACGCCCAGAAGTGCGTGCGCAAGGTCAAAGACGGCCTCAGCATGCGGATCTGGCTGGCCTCGGACATCCGCAACGACGAGCTGCTGATGCGGGGGGACATCCTGTACGGGATGGCGGCCATGCGGCCCCAGTGGGCCAGCCGCATCATCGGCGCGGCCAACGCCTGAGGAGATGACGAGATGGCATCCAATTCATCCGGCATTTCCTCCAGCCTGGAGCGCCTGAGCTACGGCGGCCCGAGCGGCTGCATCGCAACCGGCCTGCACCGCGAGGTGATCGCCGAGGCCGTGGCCACCCGCACGCTGCTGCCCGAGGAATCGGGCGCGCTGTGCCTCTTCGACCGGGCGGCCGGCGTGGTCTACACGCTGCCGGCGCCGGTCAAGGGCATGCAGTTCGAGTTCGACGTGAGCGTGGCCGTGACCTCGAACGCCCACAAGGTGATCACCAACGCGGCGACGGTGTTCCTGCTGGGCGCCGTGATCTCGGGCAACCTGACCGTGGCAGCGTCGGGAGACGTGTTCCAGGCCAACGGCTCCACGCACGTGTCGATCAGCATGAACGGCACGGACACCGGTGGCCTGGTCGGCGGGCGCCTGAAGTTCACGGCGATCAGCTCGACGGTCTGGTACGTCGAGGGGCTCGTGGTGGGGTCGGGCACGAACGCCGACCCGTTCGCGACCTCGTAACCAGGGCCGGGCCGGCTGTAGTGGCCGGCCCGCGTGCGCATGCTCTACAAGCTCTTCGTTCCCGCCCAGGCTGTCGGCGCCGGCTTGGTCTACTTCGACCTCTTCAGCCCCAGCGGCACCGGCCGGCGCATGAAGGTGCTGTCGGTCCTGCCGGTGGTGAGTGGCGCCGCTGCCGTGACCGGCACGCTGGCGGTGGACCTGTTCCTGACCCGCACCACCGCCGTGGGTACCGGCGGCACGGCCGCCACGTCGGAGGGCACCAGCCTGACGGCCGCCACCATCAGCGCCCACAACCACAACCAGCCCTTCGCGCCCACCTGGGGCAGCGCGCGCCTCACGCCCAGCGGCGGCGCCACGGCCGGCGCCGTGCTGTCCATGCGCTCCGTTTTCACTGAGGAGACGGCCGACGCGGCGTATGCGCGCGTGGCCGACATGGCCCGCACCTTCGACAGCGTGGGCGGCATCGTCGTACCCAACGGCACCGGCATCCGCGTCGTGCAGGGCGCCGTGGCATCGGTGGGCAACATCGGCTTCGACGTTCTCTTCCACATGGAGATGGCATGACCCTCGTCTACGTGAAACACCCAGAGCACGGCGGCCAGCACGTGCCGGCCGACCAGGTGGAGCGGCTGGTGGCCGCCGGCTGGACGCGCTTCCCGCGCTCCCGCGCCGAGAAGGCGGCGGGCTCGTGGCCACCCCCGGCACCCAAGCCGACGGCGCCCGAGATTCCGGTGTTCGCGGCACGCCAGCCGGAACAGGCGCCCGCGAAGGCGGAACGGAAGCCGGCCAAAGCGGAACAGGCGCCCGCGAAGGCGTGACGGCGAGTGACCACCACCGCCAACAGCATCATCCGCCGGGCCCTGGGCCACCTGGGCATCGTCGCGCTTGGGCAAACCGTGAAGCCTGGCGACGCTGCGGATTGCCTCATCGCGCTGAACACGATGCTGGACGGCTGGGCCGTTGAGAACCTTTACGCCTACGCCACGCAGACGATCACCGGCACGCTGCCGGCGAACACGCAGACGCGCACCATCGGCCCCACTGGCCAGCTCGTGGCCACGCCCCGGCCCGTGCGGCTGGAGGATGGCTGCTTCTTCAGTGTCGGCGGCATCGACTATCCGCTCGACACGATCAACGAGGCCGAGTTCAACAGCATCGGCCTCAAGGCGGTCAGCTCGCTGGGGCCGCGCTGGGTGTTCTACAACCCGACCCTGCCGAACGGTGTGCTGCACTTCCACCTGCGCGCTGCGGCGTCCGTGGCGCTGAGCCTGGTGGTGCAGCAGCGGATTTCGTCATTCGCGTCGCTCACCCAGCAGTACACCCTGCCGCCCGGCTACGAGCGGGCCCTGGTGTTCAGCCTGGCCGAAGAGGTGGCCGCCAGCTACGAGCGCGAGGTGCCGCCCACGGTGGCGCGCAATGCCGCCATGGCCCGCCGCAACATCAAGCGGGTGAACGTCGTCGTGCCGCAGCTCGACGTGGGCGGCTGCGATGGGCGCAGCCACCTGGAGCGCTTCCTCGAGGGCTGACCGTGGCGGACATCCCATTCGTCGGGCCGTCCTACCAGCTCACCAGCCGCCCGGCCTCGGTGCAGAGGACGATCAACATGATCCCGGTTCCCCAGGAGCCCGGGAACGAGCGCACGGCGTGGGTGTTCAAGGATGCGCCCGGGCTGGTGCTCATTCAGGACTTTGCAGAGGGAGAGCCGGACGTGCTGGTAATTGCGTTTCTACGAGCTACCGATAGGAATTTCAACGCCGGCACCTTGACGGGGGCGAACTTCACAACCGCCAGACCGCTCACCGAAAGTGATTACGCGGAGCACATGGGGGCGGGAAAGATTCGAATATCAGATACCGGCACATATGAAGTGACGGTGAATTACGTATTTGAATCGACGAAGATGGAAACGGACGCGGTTAAGGTCGCTACCGACATTGCCGCGGATGCGTATAGCCTGGCCTTTGAGGTATACGCAAGTGGCGCTCGCGAAATCAACATCGGCGGGGACGCCATACCCTTCGTGGACGAGGGCAGGATATGCCAAACCACTCAATTCGTCCTGAACGTATATCAGGCGCCCGTCGAGTTCTACCCGCAAATGTTCGCCCTTGCCGAAGCGGCTGAACCGACGTTTAGCGCCGACATGGTGGTGGTCGTCCGCCGATCTGGCGATTCGATTTACACGCCACCGTAATCATGGTGACGGTATTCACGCTGACGCGTGCCGACCGGGTGCCCGGCCAATGGTTCGGTCAGTGCTGCGCGTCCGTGCGAGGCCAGGCGCGGCACGTGGTGCTGCTGGACCAGCTCGGCTACGTCGGGTCGCGCCTGTGGTGCTACTCGCAGGGCGAGACCATGGCCAACGTGGACGATGACGACATCGTGATGCCCGGCGCCCTGCAGGCCTGCGAGGAGGCCCTGGTGGCCACCGGTGCCGGCATTGCGTTCACCTGGCAGCGCTACGTGGGCCCCGACGGCAGCATCCTGCGCGAGCGGCGCGAGCCGGTCACGAGGCGCATGGCCGCCAGCACGCCGGACTCCATCCACCACCTTTCGGTGCTGCGGACCGACCTGCTGCCTCGGGCTCTGCTGGACGAGATCGCGGAGCGCGGCCTGCTGCACGTCGACTGGATCGTCAGGGCATACCTCGCCCTCGTGCATGGGGCGGTGCAGGTGCCGATGATCGGGTATGCGTGGCGGCAGCACTCCGGCCAGATCACGTGCAATGCTGGCGCCGCATGGCACGGCCAGGTCGATGTCGCGCGCAAGCTCATCTCCCGGTGGGTGGACCCATGGCGCGGGCATGAGGCCTTTCCGGTGTTCGCGGAGGTGGCATGACCCAGCTCCGCGGCCTCTTCACCTTCCGCGGCGTGCTCCACGCCGTGCGCGGCGACACGCTCTATAGCCTGGACGGTGCCGGCGCCTACACATCGCGGGGCACCATCGGGAGCCTGGGCGGCCCGGTGGACATGGCCGCCAACCTCACACAGCTGTGCATCACCGACGGCACGGCGCTCTACGTCTACGACGGCACCACGATTGAGACGGTGGCCAACTGGACGCCGGGCGCCCGCATCGCGTTCCTGGACCAGCGGATCATCGGCATCCAGGCCAACAGCCAGCGCTTCGCCTGGACGGCCCTGGGCAATGCCAAGAGCGTGGCGGCGCTCGGCTTCGCCAGCGCCGAGGGCTCGCCGGACAACCTGGTGAGCATCCTGTCGTCGGATCGCGAGCTGCTGCTGCTGGGCGAGACCACTGGCGAGGTCTGGTACAGCGTGGGCGGCACGGCCGTGTTCCAGCGGGCGGATTCCGAATTCTTGCAGTACGGCAGTGCGGCAGCCCACGGCGCCCAGATGGCAGGCGATACGCCGATGTGGCTCGGCCGGGACAAGGCGGGCCAGGCCCTGGTGCTGGCCGGCCGCGGCCAGCGCGTGAGCACGCGTGCAATCGAAGAGCGCTTCGAGGGCCGCGACCTCGCCCAGGCCCGGGCCTTCGCCTACAGCGACGGCGGCCAGACCTTCTACTGCCTCAACGTGCCAGGCGTGGATACCACGCTGGTCTACGACCTCCGGTTCCAGCAGTGGCACGAGCGGGCCGAGCTGGTCAAGGGCAACTACCGGCAGTGGCGGGCCCGCTGCCACGCCTTCGCCTACGGCAAGCACTGGATCGGCGACAACGACGGCAACCTCTATCGCATGGACCCGACGGTGCACACCATCGCCGGCAGCACGCTGTGCCGCGACCGCATCGCGCCCGTGATCTCGCACCCGGGCCGCCGCCGGGTGCGCTTCCCGGGCATGGAGCTGGTGTGCGAGAAGGGCGCCGGTGGCCAGGTGATGCTCCGCTGGAGCGACGACAACGGCGCCACCTGGTCGGGCTGGCGCGTCGAGTCGGCCGGCGCCATCGGCCAGTACGCCCGGCGCGTGCGCTTCAACCGCCTGGGCAGCGCCTATGACCGCGTGCTGCAGGTCCGCATGACCGATGACGCCCCCTTCAACCCGATTTCTGCCGACGTGGAGATGGCCTGATGGCGACGATGCCCAATCCCAGCCGGGTGCCGCTGGTCGACCCGCGCACGGGCCTGCTGGCCCACGACTGGGTGCGGCCCATCAGCGAGCTGTTCGCGGGCACGGCCGAGGCGGCGCCGGTGACCAACGTCACCAACATCACGAACACCACGACCGTGGTGCAGGTCGACGAGCAGGCGCCCGTGGTGGTGCCAGCCATCGAATCGACGGCCGACATGCGGGCCCTCCTGCAGGCCCTCCTGCAGCAGCCGGTGGCCGTCACGCTCCTGCCGGCGGCCGATGACCAGGCGCCGCCACCCATGCCCAGCGTGACCGAGGAGCGCGAAGACGGTGTTGTCTCGGCGCTGGTGGCCCGCGTCATCGAGCTGGAGCGCGAGATCGAAGCATTGAAACAGGGATTGCAATCATGACCGTCACAGCCAAGTGCCTGGTGGAAGCGAAGTACATCGAGACCAGCCAGACCACCCAGTACACCGCACCCACCGGCACGCGCACGATCATCGACAAGGCGACCGCGACCAACGACACCGGGTCGCCGGTCACCTGCGACGTCAACGTGGTGGCCAGCGGCGGCTCGGCCGGCGCCTCGAACCTGGTGCTGTCCATCACGGTGGCCGCCGGCACCGTTGACCTGTGCGCCGCGCTGGTGGGCCACGTGCTGCAGCCGGGCGACTTCGTGAGCGCGATTGCCGGGACTGCCACGGCCCTCGTGTTCCGCATGTCGGGCCGCGAAATCACAGGCTGATTGAGTTAGCATGCGCTCACATTCAGGGGTGAGCATGGTGACTTTCGAGCAGCTTGGCGTGGGTATCGTCCACCACTTCGGCGGGGGCGTCTACGCCAAGGAGACCGCCATCCCGGCCGGGGTGGTGCTCCAGCAGCACCGCCACCAGCACGACCACCTCTCGCTGCTGGCCAGCGGCACCGCGGTGGTGGAGGTGGAGGGCCGGCGCCGCACGCTGCAGGGCCCGGCCTGCATCGTCATCGAGGCCGGCAAGACCCACTCGGTGACCGCCATCACCGACGTGACGTGGTACTGCGTGCACGCCACCGACTGCACGAACCCCGAGCAGGTGGACCATCAACTGATCGCACAGGGAGGCTGATATGCCGTGGATCATCGGAGGCTCCGCCATCGTCGGCGGCCTCATTGGCAGCCGCTCCGCGCGCAGTGCCGCCCGCGGCCAGGAAGCCGCAGCGCGCTACGCCACCGACGAGCAGCGCCGGCAGTTCGACCTCACGCGCGAGGACTGGCGGCCGTACCGGGAGACCGGCTACCAGGCGCTGGCCGATCTGGCGGGCCTGCGCAACTACGACCCCACGCCAGACGCCGCCTCGGTGATGCAGGAGCCCGGCTACCAGTTCGGCCTGCAGCAGGGCCGCAACGCGCTCGAGGGCAGCGCCGCGGCCGGCGGTGGGCTCTACAGCGGCCAGGCGCTCAAGGAGCTGATGCAGTTCGGCACCGACTACGGCACGACGAAGTTCAACGACGCTTTCAACCGGCGCGAGGCCTCTTTCGGGAACAGGTGGAACCGGCTCGCCGGGCTGGCGGGCATCGGCCAAGCCGCCAACCAGCAGACCACGGCCGCCGGGCAGAACTACGCGAACAACGTCGGCAGCATCGCCATGGGCAACGCCAATGCGCAGGGCGCGGCCAGGATGGCCCAGGGGAACATCTGGGGCAGCACGTTCAACCAGCTGGCGAGCATTGCGGGGCGGGGCGGCTTCGGGTCGCCAGGTGGCGGTGGCGGCGGGTACGGCGGCGGCGTGCCGATGAGCGCCGGCTCCGGCTACAGCGACGCCTACGGCCCGAACTGGTGGGATTGAACATGCCGCTCGATACCTCGATCTACGCGCAGTTCCTGCGCCCGCCCAAGAGCGTTTCCGACTACGACCGCGAGGCCTACGACCTCGACCGGGCGCGGCTGGGGAGCGCCTCTGCGCAGCTCGAGCTGCTGGCGGGGCAGCGCCAATTCGCCGACCAGGAGGCGAAGCGCGGCGCCTATGAGCAAATGCAGCAGCTCATCCGCGGCGCCGGCAGCGAGGAAGGCGCCATCGGCGCCCTGCGAAAGGCTGGCAACTACGACGTGGCCGGCACCATGGAAAAGAGCATGCTCGACCGCCAGAAGCTGCGGGCCGACGCGTCCAAGGAGGCAGCCTCCGCCGCCAAGACGTATGGCGAAGCCCAGTCCGGCGCCTTGCAGCGCCACCGCGACATGCTTCCCCTGGTCAGCTCCATCGGGACACGCGACGCCGCGGCGAAATGGCTCATGAGCCAGTACAACGACCCACACATCCGCGACCACATGAATGCTCTCGGCTCGCTCGATGACGCGATGGCGCGCATTCCCCAGGGAGGCCCCGAGCTGCAGCAGTGGTTCCAGCAGGCCGGCATGGGCATGGACAAGTACATGGAGCAGCAGCTGAAGGAGCGCGAGGCGGCCGCGAGGGAGCGCAACGACCTCATCGGCCCGGACGGCAAGCCAAATCAGGCCGTGATCGCGGCGAAGAAGGACATTGCCAGGGCCGGCTCGTCCTCGTCCACCGTCAGCGTCAACACCGGCCAGAAGGGGCTGGACAACACGCTGAAGCTCCGCGGCGACTTCCGAAGCGAGCCCGTCTACAAGGCCCACCAGGAGATGCACTCGGCGTACTCGCAGATTCAGCAGTCTCTGAAGCAAGCCAGCCCGGCCGGCGATCTGGCCGGCGCCACCAAGATCATGAAGCTGCTGGATCCCGGCAGCGTGGTGCGCGAGTCGGAGCTTGGCATGGCGATGGCGGCCAGCGGCTTGCTGGACCGCGTCCAGAACTACGCCACCAACGTCATCAAGGGTACGAAGCTGACACCCACCCAGCGGGCTGACTTCCTGCGCCTGGCCGACGCCCTCTACAGGGAGAGCGTCAATCAGTACAACGCCAAGCGCGGCGAGTACGAGGGCATCGCCAAGCGGAATGAGCTGCCTGTCGTTGACGTGGTGGGGGCGCCCAGTGCGACGCCTGGGTCGGCCGCCCAACCGCCAGGCGGCAACATCGTCAACTTCTCGGACCTGAAGTAATGGACGTTCGCCTCCCGGATGGAACGATCATCAAGGGCGTGCCCGATGGCACCACCAAGGCCGACTTGGCCGCCAAGCTGAAGGCGAACGGCATGGCGGTGCCAAGCGAGTGGCTGGACGAGGCGCCGAAGCCATCGGCGGCCGAGAGCGTGGGCGCCACGTTGCGCGAGATCCCGCGGCAGGTCGGGCTGACGGCGCGCTACGGCCTGGAGGCTGTCGGAGGCCTGGCAGACATCGGCGTGGAGCCGCTGCGTCAGATCGTCGTGAACCCGGCCCTGCGCGCGATGGGCCTGCCGGAGGCTTCATCCACTGTGCAGGGCATGGCGACGGACCTGGCGACCAAGGCGGGGCTACCGCAGCCGCGTGATGCCAACGAACGGGTGATCGGCGATGCGGCCCGCACGGTCGCATCCGCTGGCGCAATGGGCGGCGCCGCCGGCTCACTGGCCCGCGCAGTTGGCGCGCCCGCCGTCGGGGCGGCGCAAACCAGCGGCAGCGCCGTCACGAACTGGGCTCGCAATGCCGCCCAGGCCGCCAAGTCGGCGCCGGCCGCCATGGCCGCCAATCCCGGTACGCAGGCCGTCGGTGCAGCCGCCGCGGGCGGGTCTGGTGGGGCTGTGCGCGAGGCCGGCGGCGGCCCGCTTGAGCAGTTCGCCGCGGCGCTGGTGGCTGGCGTGGCCGGGGGCGGCACCACCAGTGCAGCCAACAACCTGGCCGGGTCCGCCTATCAGCGTCTTCGCTCGCTGCTGACGCCCCGAACCGAGATCATTCGCGCCGCAGATCAGCAGATCGAGCTGGCACTGCAGCGCTCCGGGCTGGACTGGAGCAGGGTGCCGGACCAGATCAAGGCCGGCCTGCGCGACGAGGTGGCGCAGGCGCTTGCCGGAGGTCAGCCGCTCAACCCGGATGCCCTGCGGCGCTTGGTCGCGTTCCGGCAGACTGGCACCACGCCGACCGTGGGCATGCTGACGCAGGACCCGGGGCAGATCACGCGCGAGATGAACCTGGCGAAGACCGGGGCCAACAGCATGGACCCCAACCTGCAGCGCCTGCCGGCCCTGCAGAACAGCAACATCGCCCAGCTGCTTCGCCAGCTTGACCAGGCCGGTGCGGCCAATGCGCCGAATGCCCAGGGCGCGGCGCGCGCCGCCATCAACTCCCTGGATGGGACAGTGGCGCGCGAGCAGGCCAGGATCGACCGCCTCTACGCCGCGGCGCGCGACACATCCGGCCGCAGCCTGCCCCTGGAGGGCGGCGCATTCACCCGGCGTGCCAATGAGCTGCTGGACCAGGAGATGGTTGGGGGTGCCCTGCCGGCCGACGTGGCGAACACCATGAACCGCATCGCCAAGGGCGAGATGCCATTCACGGTGGAGATTGCCGAGCAACTCAAGACGCGCATCGGCAAGCTGCAGCGGGCATCCAACGATGGCACGGCCCGCATGGCCCTGGGCCTGGTGCGTCAGGCCCTGGACGAGGCGCCTCTGCAGAACCCCAACCTGAATCCCCGCAACCTGCCGGCCGTGTCGGGCACCGTGCCACCGTCGCCGACGATTGCCGGACAGGAGAGCATCGACGCCTTCAATGCGGCGCGGCGCACGAACCGGGAATGGATGCAGCGCCTGGAGGGCAACCCAGCTCTGCGCGCGGTGGCTGAAGGCGTCGAGCCGGACCAGTTCGTGCAGCGGTTCCTGGTCGGCAAGAGCGCGACCGCGGCCGACGTGCGCGCCCTGGCCGGCGAGCTGGAGCCGCGGGCAAGCGAGGCCCTGCGGCAGTACATCGTGCGCCACCTGCGCGACGCCGCGACAAACAGCACCGACGACATCACGAAGTTCTCGAATGATGCATACCGCCGGGCGCTGCGCGACATCGGCGACGAGAAGCTTTCCGTGTTCTTCGACCGCGATCAGGTCGCGCAGCTCAGGGCGATCGGCGATGCCGGCAAGTACATGCAGGCTCAGCCAGCTGGATCGGCCGTCAACAACAGCAACAGCGGCGCCCTGGTGCTAGGCCGCGGGCTGGAAGTGCTTGAGCGGCTGGCCAACTACGTGCCGCTCGGCGGGCGCGACATCATCAAGGGCGCGATCCAGGGCCGGCAGCAAACCAAGGTGCTCACGCCCAGCGAAGCGCTGACGCTCATTGCCAACGGTCAGGCGCAGGCGAAGCAGCCGTCGGTGAGCCAGCTACTTGCCATCCTTGCCGCCTCCGGAGAGCAGCGACAGGATGAGCGAGGCAACTAGCCAGCCGAGAAAGATCGGATCGAACGACATACCAAGCATCCTACGCCATGGCCACCCGCCCCCCCTTCGTTGACCAGCAGTTCCGCATCACCAACGCCGACGGCCAGCTCGTGCCGGCCGCCGGCTACCTGCTCCACACCTACGACAGCGGCACCGTCACGCCCAAGCAGACCTTCAGCAACCAGGCCGGCACGGTGGCGAACGAGAACCCCATCGAGCTGGATGCCGACGGCCGCTGCACGATGTGGCTGGGCACGGGCGAATACACCCTGGCGCTGCACGACCCCGACGACGCGCCGGTGGACGGCCAGCAGTGGGACGACGTGGCCGGCGTGCCGGAGGCGAGCGACGATGAGTTCGTGCCGCTGGAGGGGGGCGTCGAGATGACGGGGCAGTTCTCGCTCTCCGGCGGCGCCACCGAGAACCTGCACCCGGTGCCGCTGCAGCAGGTGAACGCGCTCATTGCGGCGTCCGCGGCCACCGTCACCGGGCTGATCGAGGATCAGTCATCGGCAACCCTGTCATCCGGCACCGCTGATGCATTCACGCTGACGCCGACCGTGGCGCTTGCGGCGCTGACAACCGGCGCAATGCGCTACGTCATCTTCCACACCGCGGGAGGGGCGGCGCCGACGATTGCGGTGTCTGGGCTTGCGGCCACGACATTGAAGCAACTCGAAAACGGCATCAAGGTCGCCGCAAAGATTGCCTCGGGCCAGTGCACCGCAATCGTTTACGACGGCGCGGATTGGGTCGTGTCGTCTCCGCAATACTCATTGATCGGCACTGTTGCTGCGAACGGGTCATTCACGATACCCGGCGGACTGATTGTCAAGATTGGCGCGGCCGGGCCCTTCGGCTTGGACACCGCGGGCAATACAGTGACATTTCCTACGGCGTTCCCGAATAACTGCTTCAGCGTTTTCGTCAATCCATACACCGATAACAGTGTTGACAGTGGCGCCAGTTACTCATTCAACGCCCACACATTCACTGCGGCGTCATTCAAGATCAATAACGACTCCGATGCGTCGTCATTCAACTGGATCGCCTTCGGGAATTGAGCCATGGAGAACAGCATGCCAGCAGAGACCGCCGCATCCGGCGTGGCCGCGGGGGCGAAGCTCCTGAGCGGGGCGGTGGGCGCCTACGGGCTGGGGGCTGCCCTGGCAGCCGTGGTGGTGATGTGCATGACGCCGCCGCGCAGCCCGCGGGAATGGGCGGTGGCGCTCATCAGCACCGTGGTGGGCAGCATCGGGGGCGGGGCCGCGGCGATCCAGCACTGGGGCCTGCAGGCCTGGATGGACACGCTGCCCGGGCTGCTGGCGGTGCTGGGCCTCGTGTTCGCCTGCGGCCTGCCGGCGTGGGCGGTGGTGCGCTGGGGGTTCAACTGGATGGAGCGGCGGCGCGACCGGGACCTGGGCGAGGTCTTCGAAGAGGCGCGCCGGGGCATCAGGCCGTGAAGCTGGTCACGGGCATCGCCGCGCGCGCCCTGGGGGCCGTTGCGGGAATTCCCACCGCGGCCTGGCTGCTGGCCGGCGTCGCGGCCGTGGCCGGCTGGGGCCATTGGAACGCGCACACCGCCCGTACTGCGCTCGCCGAGAAGCGCACCGATCTGGCTGAACTGCAGGCCCAGGTGGAGCGAACCCGGGCCGACACCGAAGCCGAGAACACGCGCCGCGTCGAGGCGCTACAGGAGGTGACCCGCTATGCCAACCAGAGCCGCGCCCGCATCGAGGCTGATCGCGTGGCTGCTGTCCGCGCTCGCGACGAGCTGCAGCAGCGTCTCGCCGCCACCGTTGCAGCCGCGCGTGCCGCCTCTACCGCCGGAGGCCCGCCAGCCGGAGATCCCATCGGAGTGCTTGCCGACGTGCTTAGCCGCGCTGACGAGCGCGCGGGCGTCTTGGCTGCCTATGCAGACCGGGCCCGAGCCGCCGGGGCGGCCTGCGAGCGGGCCTATGACGCGCTGACGGGCTCACCGTCCCTACCGTAGCCTCCCCATCCGCGGCAGCATCTCCAGCGGCGGCGATGGATCGCCTGGCTGCCACGGATGCGGCGGCTCGTCGTCAGAACCAGGCTCGGCGCAGCCGGTCTTCGGGTCGGCCTGCACATGCGGCCGCGGGTCACGCGCGCACAGCGAGTAGCCGCGATCGAGGCGGCCGGCGAAGTGCGTGCAGGTGTAGCACGATCCCTTGACCTCCGTGCGGAAGTTGAAGTCGCGCATGGCCCATCGTAGCGCCGTTCGCCGGGTCAAACGCGGAACGCCCCGATGAACGGATGCGGAACGCCAGCAGCGGAAGCGTCGCTAAGTTGGTGCCGGAGGCCGGACTCGAACCGGCACGCCTGATTAGGGCGGGGGATTTTGAGTCCCAGCACCGTTTGAGCACTGGCGCGGCGCGGCGCGGCAAAACGTTCCGCATTCTGCCAGCAAATGTTGCAAGGCAAGAAGAGTGGTTGCGGAACGCGTTTCACCGCGCCGGCTTGAGCTTCTGCACGCGTGAGCGGTAGTGCTTGCGCGTGAGCCTCACGTCGTCGTGCTGCAGCAGCTCGGCCGCCTCCTCGTCGCTGCCGGCGAGGTCGCTGGCGCGCTTGCGCATGTCGCGCAGGAACATCTTCCGGACCTGGGCGGCCAGGGACTGCAGGCGGTCCCGTTCGTCGCCCTCCGCGGCCTCGGCCAGCGCGTCCAGGCCCTTCGCCGCGGCGGCCCGCGCGTCGTCCCACCGGCTGCGAAGCATTCCCAGGCTGATCGGTCGCGGATGGCGGCCGGCGGTGCTCAACAGCATCAGGTGCGTCGCCTTCAGCGCGCGGCGCCGGGCGATCAGCTCCGGCAGCACCGACGACAGGCTGATGTCGAAATCGGCCTCCTTCCCCGTCTTGCTGGCCTCCAGGCGCAGCGTGTCGCCTTTGGGCAGCAGCACGGCCACGCAGTCGGTGAGGCGCATGCCGGTTGCCGATGCCAGATCCATGCAATCCCGCAGGATCTGATCGCCCTTGGCGTACACCGCAGCGAATAACTCGTCGGTGACTGCGAAGCGCCGCGCCCGCTCCTTGTTCTTCCAGCGGCTGCGCTCCATGCCGGCAGCCGGGAACGGCAGGTCGGTCAGGCCCTCGCCGCGCGCCCAGTTCCAGACGATCGACAGCAGCGACATTTCCCGGTTCGCCTGGGTCTTGCCGCCGCGCGCCTTCAGGTAGGCCTTCATCTCCGGCATGCCGACCTCGTGCCACAGGGCCGGCCCGAAGACCGGCCGCAGGTGCCGCAGGTGCTTCGTGTAGCCGGCCTTGGTGTTCTTGTTCTTGTACTCCGGCAGGGCCTCCTTCTCCCACCTGTCGAACGCCTCTTCCAGCGTGCCGGCGATGCGCGGCTGCCGGTGATGGATCTCGTCCCACTTCTTCAGCGCCTCTTCGTAGACCGTGCCCAACGGGATGTCTGGCTCGCCATCCGGCCGGCGGTCGTAGAAGTAATACGTGGTCACCTTGCCGTTTTTGCGCCTCCGCGTGTGGGACCGGAATCGTGGATGTTTGCCGGTCACTTCACGCCCTCAATGCGCACGCCACCTCGGGATGCCGGCACCAGGCGGCCGGCCAGCCATTCGCGGACGTGGTAGCGCGATACCTTGACGCGGCCGCCCAGCACCTTGTGGGGGATGCGCTCGCGCTCCAGGATCTCGACCTGGGCTTCCGCCTTTGCCTTTGCGGTAAGCTCCTTCAGCTCGGCGGGCGACAGGAATTCGCTACTGTGGGTTTTGGTGTTCTCGCTCATGGCACAGTCCTCAAGCTGTGGCTGAACGCGGACGCGCCGCAGCGGCTGCACACCTGGGAGAACAGACCGTCGCCCAGGTCGTGCCAGCCGCTGAAGCTGTGCTCGCACGGGCCACCAGTGCTGCACGCGCAGTAGCAGGCTTCCGGGTTGAATGTGCTGCGCAGGCTTTGCAGCGGCACACCCTCTTCGTCGGCAATCCTCTGGTTCCGCTCTCGCACTGCTTCATTGCGCCTGGCGCGCAACGCCTCGAAGTCCGGGTCGTGGCTCATTTGATCCTCTTGAAAGAGATGGCCCACACCCACGGGTTCGCGTCCCACGAGCTTGCGCCATTGATCAGCGACCAGAGCGAGCGGTACGCATGCCACGGACCGTCCGGGTGGGCCGCCGCACCCTCGGCGCGCGCGTCCGCCTCGCTGATCTCCTGCAGCCGCTGCACGCGCACGTCGGTGATCTCCAGCGTGATGCGGCTGGCCCAGCGGGGCATGTGGATGCTGGGGCGCCACGGCGTATGGCCGTCGGCGCCCTCCCATTCCGGCTCTCCATCTGCCCTGTAGTACATCGACTCCAGCATCTCGGCGCGCTGCTCATCAACCGGGATGGGTACTCGCTTGCCGTCCACCTCGCGCCACCGGCAGTTCGCGCCGACGCCATCGGGGTAGAACGCGTTGTCGCAATAG